TTGAGTCCTTACGTGGCTCGAAGAAGCGGTAAACTGTTACATCACGCTTGATACCAATAACTACGTTATTTGGGAATGTCAAGTGGACGTCGCCGTGTACTCCTGATGGAGATGTGTATGAACCTGTCTGTGTCTCATTAAGAAGTGGTACTTCAACAATCGGAATACCGAATGCGAATGGTGCCACATATCCTGCTGGTCCACCTAGAGGTGCAGTTCCACCACGGATTACGCTTGATGCGATATCTTGTGGAATTGTTTGGTTTGTTCCAATGCTGTTAGCATATAGGAAATCCTGAATCAGGTTTGATCCTGCTAGGAAGCGAAGGTCTGCACGACGTTGCTTGTACTTACGTGGCATTGCCTTGAGTGCCTTGTTAAACAACTCACGGCTTACGCCTGCTCCAAGAGCATCTACTACGTGTGCATTAGCCTTTGCCTTCTTTACAACGCCATCAAATGACTTGTATAGGGCATCGCCTGTTAGTGCAGTATCTCCATTGAGGATTACATCTTCAATGTCATTACCTGCCTGTGTTGCCATCAAACGTGCAATATGATCTTCAAGATCTGCACCTTCGATGTTATCTTCTAGAGACTCTGTTGAAAGCTCCCAATCCATGCGGAGTTTCTTTGTTGTCAAAGAGATTTTTGAGAAAGTTACTGCGCCATTTACGGCTGTATTGTCACCTTCGGTTGCAAGCTTCATAAGCTTCTCACCAACGGACATACGATCAATCTCAGATGTGTCTGCCTTCATACGAACTGTACGGGCGACCTTACCAATTACGGTAGCGTCGAACATGTAGTCCAGGAAGCGAGCTGATTGTTCTGCGTTTAGGAGACCAGCATTGCCTGACTCGCCAGCTTTATGCTGACCGCCGACACCTGTAACTCCTGCAAAAGTACCTGTTGCAGTTGTACCTGCAGCGATAGCTTTTTCTAAGTTTTCATTACTCATTTTATATTTTCACCTACCTTTATTTTAGTTAAAAATTTCGTTCACGGAACCAAGGAAAGAACCGTTCCACTTTGATTTTTTGATCATTACTTCCTGAGACCCGCCAAGGTCAGAGGACTTCTTAATTGCAGTCTCTGATTCTACTGCATCGACACGCTTCTGTACACCATCAATCGTGTTCTTGATATTTTCAACAGCAGTTGAGAGTGCTGTGTGTTGTTCTGCCAACTCTGAAATTCGGCTATCTACGCTCTTGCTGAACGCTTCAACTGTATCTTTAATTGTTGAAACCTGTACTGCATTTGCTTCTGTAGCTTTATTCAATGTCTCTGAGAAAAATCCCTTAAGGTCGCCAAGCATTTTAGCAAAATCAGGTTCATCAACCATAACTTCTGATACATCGGCTGCTTTTTCTAGAGTTTCGGCAGGAGCGTCTTCTACTGGTGCTTCTTCAACTGCTGGTGCTTCTTCAGCAACAACTGGTGCTTCTGCTACTACAGTCTCTTCGACTGTTGTGTTTTCTGTATTCTCTGACACTTCATTACCTCCTTCTATGTCTGCCTGTTTTGCAATTTGTGTTTCAGGCGTGGACAATCTTGATTTTTTATGTAAATCAAGAATCTTGTTTATTTCTTTTGCTTTGTTAACATCGTTTGACTCTACCCATCCAATTAGTGTTGCAGGTTTTCCTGTAACTGGGGAATCGTATGATGCTTCTGTTGAAATAAATACTGAGTCTGAGTCTGCACAATAAAAAATGTTTTCTGCTTTAACCTCAGTTGCTATTCCTTTAAATATTAGTTCGCCATTCATCTTAGATATAGACAAGATGTTGCAAAGTTCGTTTGCTGGAGAGTCGACAATTGAAAGTTCCATCAATGAGTAATCTTTGATAAATCTTGTAGTCTTGCCAGTTGACTTGTTAACTTCGTTGTCTGATTCAATGATCTTTCCGCCGATTGAAAATCCTGTTAGTGTTCCGTCTAGAACTTTTTCCCAGGTATCCTGAGCGCCTTTTGAAACATATGCATCTACATAAACTCCGTTGTAAAATTCTTGTGACTTTGCATCATAGTATGTTTCTGGCTTAAATGAAATCATTTTGCCTACTGCGTTTGAGCTGTGCATCTCACGAATGTTTCCACGGAAATTTTCAAAAGCTTTAATGCTTGCTTCCATGGTAACTACGTCACCTGTCTGATCAACGTTGTCTAGTGTTGCAAAGCCCGAGACAGTACGCTTTTCACGGTTGACTTTTGTAAATGGGACCGATAAAACTATCTGATCGCCATTGGAAGACCATAAGGATTTTTCAATGTTCATATGCTTAATTTTATAACGTTATCGTATATAAGGCAAATAATGGTTGAGCAGGGTTAGTCGACTTGTCTTCCATCTCCTTGAGCATTTCTTCCCTCTCCAGAAATATCGGGGGAATTTGCAGACCTTTCAGAATCTCTAGTTCTGGTTTTGCCTGCCTGTGCTCTGGTCTCTGCCTGTGCCTGTGGCTTTAATTCAACAACTTTATCTCCACCCTCAAGTGGAACCATGCCCATTCTAATTCTTATTTCATTAGGAGTCACTACCTGCATTCTTAAATAACGCTCATCAATTTTAGATTGAGTGTCTTCATCTGTCAGGGTAAGCTCATTAAATTTAAGAATAAGGGCATCTGTCATCTCTTCAATGATCTTATTTAATTTCTTTTCCAAATTCATTTGTGCTGGACGACATACTTGCTCTCTAAATGTCTTATCGGCATCTCTTGCCACCGCCAAGTTAACTCCTTCTGGGGTTCCAATTTTATTAATTGGCACACGGTGGGATAGAAGGATTTCGTCTCTATTTGATTTACGATATACGTTAAATGAAGACTCTTGAGTTCCTGCCTCAATTGGCTCCATCTTAAATTCAGTTTTAGAATCTGGGGAATCTGGTGGAAGCGGAATATAAAGGGATCTGTGATTCTTTCCTCTTAACCCAACCTGGAAAAACTCAAGTAGCTTACGCTCAGACTCCGTAGAAAGCTTTGCTCCTTTTACTGTAATAATATAGCGAGGGACTGCTTTGTTTTCAAAGTAATCTAGGTTATACTTTCCAGCAAATTCATTTCCTGCCATAGCATTTGATGAGGCCACAATGTCTGGGATACCGTAATAGTTATTTGTAGGCGTATACTTCTTTAGGTGAATAATTTCATTCGGTCTATCTAGCCCGCCTGCAATTGGATTCTCTGTTTCTTGATCTCCAAATGTGCGGAAGAAAACTGCCTTGCCATAAAGCAATTGAATAAAGCCATCACGTAGGCGGCGCACACGCATTGTCTTTGCTGGGATATGTCCAATATATCCAATCTTACCTGCTGACGTTCTTCCGATTTCAATGTAGCCATTGCCTGTTGCTTCAACATCTGTGTAAGCCTTAATTAAAGTTTCAGTAAATGTTTCTTCTTCATTACATTCTTCTAGCCAGTCATAAAGATCTTGGCGAAGACGATTTAATTTACGACGGGCACGTTCTAATGACTTATCATCTGTAATATTATCAAAAGCTTCTTGCGTCTTACGTGTTTCAATAAAGTCGTGTCCAAGACCCACAATATTTGAAACCTTAGCATTAATTGCTGAATAGTTGTATGGGGAAATTTCGTAAATAGTTGATAGGTAGTCTAGGTTGTATGGAGGCTCAACAAGATCAAACATTGCGTAGCCAGTAACTGCTTGCTGCAATAAGTTCTGCTGAGTTTCTGTTCCATCAATACCCTGGAATCTTTTTTGAAGGTCTCTATTCATCTTGCGACGAAATGCTGGGCTAAGCCCTGAAATCTTTGTAAGCTCTTCTCCACTTACTTTAAATAAATCTGTAGTTGTTTCTTCTCTTGGAGTATTAAACTTCATCCAGTCCGCTACGTTTGAAACTACAATATCCTGAGAGTCATCATCTTCTACATACTTTGTCATTTCAATTTACCTAACTTTTTAATTTCGTCTTTATAGTTTCCAATATCAAATGGATCTGGAACTAGTCCCCATTCAAGTCTTTGCTTTTGTTCTGCAAATTCTTCGTCGTTAATTTTGCGCCTAGCGGAAAGAAACTTAGGCCCGCCTTCATATATGCCATATGAGCGAACTTCTCTAGCCAAAGCATCGATGAGGGATCTATTTCCTTTTTTGGCCGTGACTGAAAGAAAGTTCCCATCGTCATCTCCAATCCATCTGCCATCAGGCATTTCCCACACATATATCCCAAGTGGTGATTCTTCTATTACTTGACGACGTATGTTATTCATTTCCATAAGTTTTATTTTACCATTATTTACTGTCTAAGTCCAGCTTTTTGTCACTCAATGTGACAAATTTATACGCTTTGAACCACAACCCAGTCATTGTCATAGTATTCAGCAGGCAATTCTGTCAGGCTCATTACTGGATCTATTATTGTAGAAGCAGGTCTTCCGCAATATAAATCAAAATGGGTAGTAACGTCTGACTGAGTAAGCTCTCTATTATATAGCGATATGTTGTTGTATAAATTATCTGGGCCGCCTGTATTTTCATAATTAAACTGAATGGGTCCATTTACAGCCCCATCAAATACAAGAACTACGTGGTGAGGCTCTCCAGCGACCAGGAAATTGCTTATATTGGTCTGTGAGGTCTTATCTACCCCATTGATATAAACTTTGCTTATAGAGGCCTTAGAGACCACGCCAGACCCATTCCAGGCATACTTGGTGCCAGTTATTGGATCATAGAATAAAGTATTGGCTCCATTTGTTTTAGGAGTAAAAAACATCTCTACTGTATTTATAATTGAATTAGGACTTATATCAAATCCATATCCTGAATTTGGCCTAATCCCATTATTATAATGTCTCATCAGGGGAGAGTAGTTTAAGGACCCTATGGCAAATTGATTGCTAGATTCAATATAACTATTAAAATTATCAGCATAAATTTTAGACTGGCTATAAAACTTAATTGAAAAAAACGATAATCTTGGCAAGAACTTGCTGGCGTCTGTGGTAGACATAGTTATTTTAATATATAGAAGACCGCTTGTATTAAAGTTTCCCTTTCTATACTGAGGCACCGCTTCTCCATTTACACAGTTTAGGTAGCTTACCCCATCAGTGCTAGTCTGAACGGATATACCTAATTCATTACGCCATTCAATTTTAGAATTTACAAAACCTGACTCCATTGGAATGAAAATAAAGTCATCAATTACATATGATTTTGATTGGGGGGTAGAGGTTGGGATAAATCCAATATACTTTCCTTTGTCGTCATAATAAGTATTTGAATCTATAAGGCTATCCCATTCGGTATCGACCCCATAGGTGTAACTAAAATCTATTCTATTTGTTCTGTCAGAGCAAGAAAATAAAACTCCTTCTTCTGGGTTAACAACATGTATTGGCTGAATGTAATAATTAGCATCGTTATAATGTCTTTTAATAGATGCCTCGTTTAGTCCATATCGATAAACTGCTGGAGCATCTACTACAAGGTAGTCTCCCGCATCTGAAGTTGGTCCTATCTGTAGATCTAGCGATGTATTTGTAAATTTAAAATTAGAGTCTATGGTTTTATTTGCTACTTGAGTTCCGTCGATATATAAAGAAATAGAGCTTACGGAATATATGCCTACAATATGCATTGCCTTTTTGGTATAAGTTGTAGCCCACCTAATTTGTTCTGTGTCGGTAACCTTAAATACGACATCTCCCTTTTCCCAATACAAACCAATTTTATCTGTAGTGTCTGCAAATAAGGTTGTTAGGTTAGATGACTGAATAGATGGACTTACCCATAGCTCTAATGTAAAGTCATTGTCTGAAGAATATTTGTTGCCTAGCCCATTTGAAACAGATGAACCATAGAAGTCTTTTGATGTTGGTACTGTTATATAAGCAGTATTGGTTATCTTTGTTCCTGACCCGCCGCCTGGAATAATTGGCAGCATATTAGATGCAGGAGACCCTACATAAGTAGCGTTATTTCCACATCCAGAGATATCTGCGGCAGTGGTACCCGAAGACTCATCCAGAGGCCAAAAGCCAATCGGATAATCTTTGATTACCTTCAGTTCATAACTCATAATTATATTATACTACACTTACAAAGAAGTGTTTAAGGAATGACTTCTACGCCAGAAATGGTAAGAAGGATACCGCC